TTAAAAGGCCGATATATGTTTGGGCACTTTGAATTACCTCTGTTCTATATGAATGCCATGGTACAGATGCCCGATCACGGTGAATTACAAGCAGAACATTTTAAACATCAGGATTATGTGTTCAGCGGCCATTTCCACAAGCGACAACAGCGAGGAAAGATTGTCTATATCGGCAACGCCTTTCCCCACAACTTTGCCGACAACTGGGATGACGAGCGAGGTATGATGGTTCTAGAGTGGGGAGGCGAACCTGAGTTCATCAACTGGCCAAATTGTCCTAAGTATCGTGTGGTTAAACTGTCTGACCTTATTGATCAGAAAGACAGCATTATGAAATCTAAAATGCACCTACGGGTAAACTTAGACATCGATATCAGCTATGAAGAAGCAAATTTTATCAAAGAAGAATTCAATAAGAATTATGACATTCGAGAAATCAGTCTAACTCAGGATAAAAGCAACTTAGACGGCATCATCGAAGAAAGCCAAGATGCCAAGTTCGAATCAGTGGACCAAATTGTCACTGAACAATTACTCAGTATCAATTCCGATCAATACAACATCAACACTCTACTAGAAATTTACAATGAACTTTAATATCAAGAATTTAACCGTAAAGAATTTTATGAGCGTGGGTCAAAATACCCAGGCAGTAGATTTTGATCGCGAATCCTTGACTCTGGTTTTAGGGTCTAATCTAGATCTAGGTGGCGATGATACTGGTTCTAGAAATGGCACAGGTAAGACTACCATTATTAATGCGTTAAGTTATGCTCTATACGGTCAAGCACTTACCAACATTAAGAAAGAAAACTTAATCAATAAAACCAATAGCAAGGCTATGTTGGTCACCGTTGAGTTTGATAAAGGTGGTAATCTTTATAGAATTGAACGCGGTCGCAAACCCAATGTGCTCAAGCTGTTTGTCAATAATGATCAGATTAAAACTGAAGAATTAGAAGACGATAGCCAAGGTGATAGCCGAGAAACACAAAAGGCCATTGAGCAGATGCTGGGTATGAGCCACACTATGTTTAAACATCTTGTGGCGTTAAATACCTATACTGAGCCGTTCCTGGCTATGCGAGCTGCTGATCAACGAGAAGTCATCGAACAACTGCTAGGTATTACTCAATTAAGTGAAAAAGCAGAAACATTGAAGGCCTTGGTTAAAGAAACCAAGGATGCCATTGTATTAGAAACTGCTCGAATTGAAACTGTCAAGAAGTCTAATGAGAATATTCAGAAGAGCATTGACAGCCTAATCACTCGTGGCAATGCTTGGGAAACCAAGAAAGAACAAGATTTAACCAGCCTAGTAAACAATATACAAACGCTGGTCACTGTGGATATCAACAACGAACTTGCTGCTCACGCACAATTAAAAGTATGGGAAGATAACAACAGCAAGATTATCAGCCTACAGAAACAGAAGTCTACTCTAGAAAGTGCTGTAACACAAGCAGACAAAACTCTTACCAAGTATAATAAAGAATTAGAAAAGTTAGAAACTAAACAATGTCCAGCCTGTGAACAGGATCTTCACGATCACAAGCACGAGGAAATGACTGCCACGGTTACTAAAAATATCACCGATGCTTATACATATCTAGAAAAAGTATCGGCTGATTATCAAAAGATTGTAGACGAAATAACTGCCATCGGCGAACAGCCTAAACGCCCTATTACATTCTACGATACAGAAGCAGAAGCACTGGGTCATAAAAATAACTTGGATAGCCTGGAAGCTCGTTTGAATCAACGAGCAGAAGAAACTAACCCCTATGCTGAACAGGTTGAAGAACTAAAGAAAAGTGCCCTACAAGAAATTTCGTGGGACTCTATCAATGAGTTGACTAGAATTAAAGAACATCAAGAGTTCCTGCTAAAACTTCTGACCAATAAAGACAGCTTTATTCGCAAGAAGATCATTGATCAAAATTTAAACTACTTGAATAAACGCTTGAGTTATTACATCGACAAGCTAGGATTACCACATACTGTGATATTCCAAAATGACCTAAATGTGGAAATTACTCAACTAGGTCAAGATTTAGATTTTGATAATTTAAGCCGAGGCGAGCGTAATCGACTGATTCTTTCTATGAGCTTTGCCTTTAGAGATGTATGGGAAGGCCTGTATCAGAGCATTAACCTGTTGTTCATCGACGAGCTTGTTGATGCCGGTATGGACTCAGCGGGTGTGGAAAGTGCGCTAGCCGTGCTGAAGAAAATGGCTCGAGAACGAAATAAGAACATTTACCTTATATCTCACAAGGATGAATTGGTGGGCCGTGTAAATAGTGTCCTCCGGGTGGTAAAAGAGAACGGCTTTACTTCGTATAATAATGATTTAGAATATGTGGCTTGAATCTACAAAAGACCATGTAACCTGCGAAAAGTGCGGTAGCCAGGTGTCTAAGCTAACTTACAAACGGTATCACGGTGCCCAATGTATTTTGCTAGATGATCCGGAAATCGTACGGACACGAGCCGAGTATACGCAAGCATACTCAGATTTTGTGGCCGCACTTGTAGAAGTTAATAACTATCATCGTAGGTTCCTTAAATCTAGTGCCCTTAGATCAGGTACCGAGTTTAGGCATACTGTGGTTAGACTACAGAAATTGTGTATCGTTCTAAGAAACCGAAGCAAAGATATGGCCGAGGCATTTGATAAGAAGAAACGAGAAGTAGAGGCCAAAGAGCCACCAAAGAAGTATAAAAAGAAGAATGTGGACATACCAAAATCAAGCAGTGGAGACTCTTCCTGAAGATTGTATAGGATTCGTATATCTTATTACAAACTTGACCAATGGTAGAAAATATATAGGCAAAAAACTAGCAAAGTTCTCTAAAACAACATATAAAACTGTTAAACTAAAGAATGGCACTAAAAAGAAGAAGAAAATTAGAAGCAAAATAGACAGCGACTGGCAAACATATTGGTCTAGCTCAGACGAACTTAAAAAAGATATCGAATTGCTTGGCCAGAATAATTTTACAAGAGAAATATTATTCTATTGCAAAAGTAAAAGTGAATGCACTTATGTAGAAGCAAGAACCCAGTTTGAAAGAAAAGTATTAGAATCAGATGATTATTATAACGGACAGATAAGTTGCAGGATACACCAATCACATATAAAAGGCAAGATTTAATAATTAGAAATAAAATTTAGGCACCTTAAACGGTAACAAAAGCAAGCGCAAGCCAATATCGTGCGCCCTAGACCTGGATCTCGGATCACAGGGACGGAAATCTCTTGCCGTTAAGAGTTCTCAATCAGTATCCTTTACAGGACCAAGATCGCAAATAGCCGCGGTTTGATTGTTAGAAGATAGTAGAAAAGGCAAAAAAGAAGGGAGAAAAACCCTGGGTTTACATATGCGATAGTGTGTATATGTAAGCTGCCGTTGAGATGAAGACGGAGCTCGTGGTACAGGTCAACCGCCACTGTAATGCTCTAACACTGTGTGACTGAGGTAACTCGGATAATGTTCTTCGCCCTGTGCGGGCGAAGTGTGACCAAACAATCTGGATAATATTAAAAACGTCTTCGACGAAACAACTGATCTGAGCGTGAGCGATAGATCAAACGAACGCAGTTCGTTTATAAATAGATGATTAAATCTTAATTCTATGAAGCTCAATCACATTTACAACGACTATCTCTATGAAGGACTAGACAAACCATCTATTCGTTCTGTGAGATTATGGGAACACGCAGGTATTGTAATCAAAGAAGCTGCTCTTACTCCTGATCAAATAAATCAACTATTTCAACAAATAGAAGCAGGTGCTACAGCCTCGGGTTCTAATAGAACTATGATTGGGCAAGGTAAAGATATAGCTGCAACAGTTAATAGGGCGTGGGAAGATCTAAAAACTAAAATACAAAACTCTGGTCCTATCAAGGGATTGGATGCCAAATACGATCAAGCTGCTGAAAAGTTAAAACAAGCTACAGGTGGTGATCAAGGCGTAATGAAGTATGTGCAAAAGTACAGAGATTTTGCCAAAGCACATCCAATTGCACAGAGTTTAATTTATTCAGCGTTGATTGCAGCCGCAGGTATCAGTGGTGCTGGATTAGGTGGTGCAGCAGCACTGGGCCTATTTAAAATGGTAGACAAACTACTTCAAGGTGAGAAGTTTAGCAGTGCTGCTTATGCAGGTGCTAAAACAGGCGCTACTGCTTATGCTGCTGGACAAATCGGCAAAGCACTACAAGGGCAACAGGCACAACCTTTGGATCATCAGTACGGTACTCGTCCTGGCGAAAATGAATTAGTGGGACAAACTGGTCCCGGACAATATGCTAGTAATTATAGCGGAACTGCTATAGGTGGTATGCCGGTTATCCCTGGACAACCATTAAATCCTACACAAATGGCCTTAGCCGATATGTCAATACAAAACGGCAATAAACTTAGCCCTGCTGTTCAAGCTGCTTACGATCTAGCAAAACAACAGGCTACACAGGAATCAATTAACTTGTCAGAATCGGCAATTGCCTTGATAATTGGCAAAGTTGTTGCCCGTCAGCGTAAACTTGATGAGGGTGTTTGGGATACAATTAAACAAAAGGCCGCCACTGTAGGCAAGAACTTAACCACTAAAATCACAGCAGACAAACTCCAATCTGCTTGGAAGAAAGCAGGAAGTCCTACAGATAGCAATGCAGTGGCCAACATACTGCAACAAGCAGGCGTAGATGATGCTGTTATCAACAAGGTATTTGGTGATATGCAAATACCTGCACCTGCTGCTCCGGCTACTCAAAATATAAATATTGATGACATTGTCGCTAGAATTAAAAAACTACCACCAGCTGATCAGAAAAAGGTATTAGCCGCATTAGGAACTGCATAATGAGAATCAACGAAATATTAGCCGAAGAGCAATTAGATGAATTAAGCCTTAAAGGACTAGGGCAAGGCCTTGGCAGAGTTCCTGGTGCAGTTGCTGGGGGAGTAGTTCAAGGACTTAAAAATGTATGGAATGGTGCCAAGCAAGGATACCAAGCAGGACAAACTGCATTAAAACCTGATGCTAATCAAAGTCAAGGTCCTAGTTGGGCAGCGCCTATTCCTATAGGACAAGGTCAACCTGCTACTGCTGCACCGATAGCACAACCGGCAGCAGCGGCTGCTCCTACAGGTGGAGATAATGAAGTTGACCAAATTTTACAACTAGTATCTAAATTAAATCCTGATGCTAAAAAAGATATTGTAAGTAAAATTCAAGCAGAACCTGCAACTCAAGCAGAACCTGCTACGCAACCAACACAATCTGCTGATACTCAACAAGCAGAACCTGCAACTCAAGCAGAACCTGCTACGCAACCAACACAATCTGCTGATACTCAACAAGCAGAACCTGCAGCTGATAATCAGCAACCTGCTCCTACCGGAACTACAACAAATATAGATCCTAATGCTGCGGCTAATAAACTGGCCAAAGGTCAAGCTGATCAACAAGCCGCTATGGCACAAATGAAAGCAACTCAAGATGCTAATGCTGCCAAATCTGCAGCTGACAACGATCTTGTTGCCCGCGTTAAAGCAGAAAAAGCTAAACCGGGATGGGATCAGGATAAAGGTTTACTAAGACGAGCAGCAGCTCAAGGCATTCACGAAAACAAAAAGAAGAAAAAGAAAAGTGTGGTAGAATTCCACAGCCGTTTTCTAGGAATGAATCTTTAAAAGAAAGGAAGACCGCTTTCTTTAGTGGTTTCCAAATTCTTTTCAATAATACGACCGATGATTTCTCGGTCTTCAAAACCTAATAGCATACTTTCAGAATATGAGAGTCCTCCCCTCATATACCAGCATATCCTAAAAAGTTCGTCTTTGATGGCTTTTGAATCTAACTCGTAATCTTTGACTAGCTGGTTAATGCCTTCTAGATCAAGATGCAAAAGCCTTATACGAAAAAAGTAGACGGATCGAATGTAATAGGAACTTCGACAGTATCGCCTGTTACACCTTTTTCTCGCATTTCGTCAGTTACTGCAACTGTCATAGGTTTGATAGAATTGTTATCTCTAAGGATTTCGAGATGTTGTTGAATCTTGTTAAAGATTTCTTTGTCGATGTTTTCTACAAACTCTTTGATAAATTTTGGGTTATCTGTACTGCCTTGACTGCTGTCGATTTTATCAATACTATCTGTAATAGTACCTAGGGTAGCATCACTCAGGCTCTTAAAACTGGCTTTGAATAACGAAATTTTATCTTCTTCTGCAAGTTTGTCGTCATTAACGATACTCATCATCTTTTGAGTTTCAAATGTTTTAATTGCCGCTGAACTGATTTGACGATAGTTTAACGGTTTTACAAATACTGTGAGATCATCAGTAACTGGTACAATAGGATTCCAATGAATTTGTCGCATCAATGTATCCATTACAACTCGTAGATCTAGTTGATATTCTAGCTCTAAGTCCTCTCCAAATGTTACAGGAGTAGTCATCATTTCACCGTAGGTTGCTAGACGAATGGCAATTAGAATAACATCAACATCAATGGATGGGACATCCCAAGCATTTTTAATATTAGGAATGCAGTGTTGAATAACATCAACAACAGCCTGCCCGTTCATAAGAGCGTCGGGCACCTTGAGCATTAGCTCATCTTTAGCAGTCATTGAGTAAACAGGGTACTCTCCGGTTTCTGTAGGAGTTAGACTACCTTGAGGCCAATATTGCCCACCGCTAGGCAACCTGATATAGATCTTAGGTTGACGCATAAACATTGATAGTGGGTTTGCTGGCGAATTCATAGTTTTTCTCCGAATAAATAACTTATAAAGATATCATCTTTCTAGTATTTATATACGCATAAAACCACGGAAAAACAATGGCAGGTAATGTATCAGGCTTTATAGGCAACGAACAAGTAGAACTGAATAATGCAGCTACAGAGACTACATTAGCGGCCCTATTGGCTTCTATGAAATCCATTGCAGGGGGCTCGGCGGTTTTAAAAGTTGCCGGCCTAGCAGGGTCTGCAGGCATTGATTCGGCAACGATTGCTTCGGCTACTGCTGCAACACAGGGCAATACTGCCAGTGTTAAGCAAGGAACTTCTGCCACTGATGCAGTAAATGCCGCTAATAGAAATAATACTAATAGTGTTAAACAAAACACTGATGCCACAAATGAATTTAGACAGGCTCAAATAAATGCTGCTCAAACTACGGTTAATGATCTTACATTATTACATAACGAAATAACTAAACTCCTACAAGGCACTGCTACAGCCAGCGGTGCACTTAGTAGTTTTGGCTCGTTAATTAGTGCAAGATACCCCGTTGTCGGACTGCTATTTCAAGGATTTTCAAAATTAGTAGGCATACAAGAAGAGAATTTTGCAGCCTATCAACAATTATCTGCCTCTGGCATTACTTTTAGTGGTAGCCTTACTAATCTAAGGATGGCTGCTGCAAACAGTTATATGAAATTAGATGATTTTGCTACCCTTATGAAAAATAATAGTTCAGCATTTTCGCAAATAGGGGGCAGTGTAAACGAAGGAGCAGTAGCATTTTCAAAATTTAGCCATACAATGTTAAGCAGCGAAGTTGGAAATCAATTAATGGCATTAGGTTATACTGCCGACGAAGCTAATCAAGGAATGATTACTTATCTTGCAGCGGCGGGTGCAAGTAATGCTAAAGATTTAGAATCAAATAAATCTTTAAGAGAAGGTGCTGCACAGTATCTCGAAGAACTAGATAGACTTGCTGATGTAACAGGAAAAAGTAGGCAAGAACAAGACGAAATAATGAAAAAACAGAAGTTAGATGCTGAAGTGCAAATGACTGCTGCAAGAATAAAAGATCCTGCTGATAGAGCTAAGTTTGAAGCAAATGTAAAATATATGACTATGATGTACGGCGATGCTGGAAAAGACATGGCATTGGCACAGGCACAGCATAGATCTGTTGTTACAAAAGAAGGACAAACATTAGCGGCGATTGCTCCCGGTATGCAAGCAGCTATGGAAAAAATGGCAAAAGCAAAAGAAGGGACGCAAGAATATCTCGATGCACAGAATGAAATGTCATTAGCTGCTCAAAAAGGTATGGATACAATTCCTCTTGCAGCCTATAGCACGAATGATTCTTTAAAAAAATTAAGCACTGCTCAACTTACTGTAGCAAAGCAAGAAGAAGCAGGGCTAACATCTAAAAAAGCACTCGATGATAGAGATAAAGAAATAGCAGAAGACAAAGCTAAAAGAGAAAAAAGTGAAGCTGACTCTATGGCTGCTGCCATGAAAAGTTTTAAAGAACTCGGCGCATCATTATGGGAAGTTTTCAGTCCTTTATTAAGTGTTGCTGTTACATTAGCTAGTTGGGTAGGAAAATTAGCAGGAGGGTTAGCAGAAGGCTTAAAATCTTTTAACAATTTTTTCTCAAAATTTGGAGAAGCTGGCGCTGTTGCAAAAGGATTAATCGTAGCAGTCGGCGGTATTATCGCGAGTCTTGCTGTTGTTAGAGCAAAATTAGTAGTATCTAGCCTAGCTAGCGGAGTAACTGGCGGAGGTGGTGGAGTATTAGGCGGACTAAAAACCGCTGCTACAGGAGCAGCAGGAGGTAAGGGTGCAGGTGTACCCGGTCTAGGAGCCGCACAAACTGCTGCAGGTAAAGTTGGTGGTATAGGATCATCACTAGCCGGGGTAGGTAAAGGTATAGGCGATGCTATCAAAGGTGTGCTAAAAGGCCTTGCATCTGGGTTAAGTGCACTGGGCAATCCTAGAGTATTATTAGGTGGAGTTACGCTAGGTCTATTAGCAGGTACTATCTTTATTGCTGCCAAAGGATTCCAAGAATTTGCCAAGGTAAGCTGGGCAGAAATGGGCAAGGGATTTGTTACACTATTAGGTTTAGGAGCGGTAGCAGCGGTATTAAGTTTTGCTAGTCCTTTAATTTTAACCGGAGCTCTAGCTATCGGTGCACTAGGTCTAGCAATGGTGCCGTTCGGAGTATCAGTTGCATTAGCTGGTCCTCAAATGCAAAACTTAGCCAAAGGGCTAATAATGCTAAGTGATGTTAGTGCCCTTGATTTATTAAAACTAACAGGTCCTATTGCTGGATTAGGAGTTTCGTTATTGTCTTTAGGTACTGGCATTAAAATGTCAGAATCTGGAATTAAGAGCGTATCAACACTAGGTCCTGCGCTAAACACCTATGCTCAAGGTATTACAGCATTTGGCAAAGCAGTCAATTCAGTAGATCTCATCAAAGCCGAAAAACTAAAATCTGTGTTAAAAGGCCCTACTGCAGCAGAAGCACTATCTAATGCCGGTGCACAAATGATTCAAGCAGTTACTAAGATTGCCACAGGCGGAAAGTCAACAGAAGAAAAAACCGCAGCACAGCTAGAATCATTAAATAGTACAATGAAAGAGTTAGTTAAGTATATGAAGGATACTGCCGAAAATACCGACAAAACTCACAGAGCTGCCAAGTCCTTAAATGGAAATTTATGGGCAGCTTAAATTAAAGGAATGATCTAATGTCCGGATGGAAAAAGTATTTTACACCCATTAACGTATCGGGTAAATTAAGCCCGATTAGCGGTAGTACCAGTATGGGTAGCAATCCTAGCCGCACTAATTATTCCAGCTATTTGCCTGATGTTTATGCTGGTCATCCTAATCGTTTAGAGCGTTATGGTCAGTATGACACTATGGACAGCGACAGTGAAGTTAATGCTGCCTTTGATATTTTAGCAGAGTTTTGTACGCAATTAAACGAAGAAAACGGCACACCTTTTCAAATCAAATTCAAGGAACAAGCTACTACAACTGAAATTAAGATCATTAAAAAGTACCTACAACAATGGTGCAAGATCAATAAATTCCCAGTTCGTATGTTTAAAATCGTACGAAATGCATTTAAGTTTGGTGATAGTTTCTTTGTTCGCGATCCTGAAAATCAAAAGTGGATGTATGTAGATCCTGCTAAAGTTGACAAGATTATTGTCAATGAATCAGAAGGTAAGAAGCCTGAACAATATTTTATTCGTGATTTTAATCCCAACTTTGAAACTCTAGCCACAACTGCTATTCAACCTAGCAACCAAAATGGCGGCGGCAATCAATTTGGTGGCAGCTATGGTTCAGGTGGTGGGGGCGCCGGTGGTTCGAGAGGTATGACTGGCTCGTTCCCTACAACTGCCAACGGTAGCAGATTCTCCGAAAATCAAAACCAATACGCTATCGATGCTAGACACGTTATTCACATCTCAATGAGTGAGGGGTTAGACAACAACTTCCCATTTGGTAATAGTTTAATGGAAAGTATCTTTAAGGTATTCAAACAAAAAGAACTACTTGAAGATGCCATCTTAATCTATCGTATACAGCGTGCTCCTGAACGCCGTGTGTTCTATATTGACGTAGGTAATATGCCTAGCCACTTGGCTATGAGCTTTGTTGAGCGTGTTAAAAACGAAGTAAATCAACGCCGTATTCCTAGCGTTACAGGTGGTGCACAAAGTGTTATAGATGCAAGTTATAATCCATTGAGCATTAACGAAGATTACTTCTTCCCACAAACCGCTGAAGGTAGAGGAAGTAAAGTTGAAATTCTACAAGGCGGACAGAATCTAGGAGAAATTGATGACCTACGCTACTTTACTAATAAACTGTTTAGAGCTCTGCGTATCCCTAGTTCTTATCTACCTACTGGTTCGGACGACGGAGGAAGCAGCTTCAATGACGGACGAGTTGGGACAGCCTATATACAAGAATTGCGATTCAACAAATACTGCGAACGACTACAAAGCCTAATTACAGAGCCGTTTGATCTTGAGTTCAAACAATACTTGAGTAGTTCTGGCATCAATGTTGACAGCAATATTTTCGATCTTAAATTTAATCCACCACAAAACTTTGCCAGCTACAGACAAGCTGAAATGGATACTGCTCGTGTTAACACCTTCAACACCATGGTTGCTGTGCCCTTTATCAGCAAACGCTTTGCACTAGAACGCTTCCTAGGATTGACCAAAGAAGAAATTGCACAGAACGAAACACAGTGGAAAGAAGAGAATGTTGATGAAGATCAATTCTTAAGTGCTAGCAGCGAACTTCGTAGTGCTGGTATCACAGCTGGTGGTATGAGCGGTGATATTGGTGATTTAAGTTCTCCTACACCTGATGCAGGTATGGAAGATGATGCTGCAGGCGCACCTGCAGGACAAGCTCCGGGCGGAGATGCTGGTACAGGCGCTCCTGCTACAGGCGGTGCTGAAGCATAAATACTACTATGATTTTAAGAGAGTTTATCTATTTTGACCGTGAACATGCTGATCCCCAGGATGACAGCAGGTATCTCAGCCAGAATGATACTACCAATGTTCTGAAGCAAAAAGACCTTCGCAAGACTCGTTTAACATTGAGAATGATCAATGATATACGCAAAGCCAGCGAATCTCATGACAAAGAACATCGTAAAGAACTAGGGTTAGTGAGAAAAATGTACGCTGCTCCTCCGCCAGAAGCGGCAGCACAATAAGTACAAAGATAACTGTGCAGTCTAAAAACTAAATATTTTAGACAGAAAAATTCAAAAACCAGAAGTAATTCTGCGTCATCAAGGTCAAAACGGCTCGTTTTAGGCCTATTTCGTATATAAATTTCCGCGGTACAGTAAATACCATACAGCCTTGCCGCTACCCTAATAGGAGAAATTTATAACATGTCTACAAAATTTGAACAATTATTAGACTTATTGGTTAACGAAGATATGGAAGGTGCTAACGCTCTATTCCACGAAATCGTTGTCGAAAAGTCACGTACAATCTACGAAAACCTTATCGCTGAAGAAGAAGATGAGGAAATGGAAGAGTCTGCAGAAGACGAAGAAATGGATGAAGCCAAAGACGAAGAAGACGAAGATAAAGTTGACGAGTCCATGGACGAAGAAGAAATGGATGAATCCGCCGATGAGGACATGGATGAATCCGAAGAAGAATTAGAAGATTCTTACATGATGGACGGTGCCGACGGTTTCGAAGGCGGCGAAGAAGGTGATGCTGCTGACGAGTTCGGTGGTGAAATCGGCGCTAACGGTCCAGAAGATGACGAACACGGTCACGAAGGTCAAGAAGATTCTGCTATCTATGATATCAAGAACGCTATTGCTGAACTAGAAGCTGCTTTCGCAGAACTAGAACGTGCTCAAGGCGGCGAAGAAGCCGAAATGGGTATGGACAACGAGTTTGGTGATGAAGAAGGCGAAGACGAAATGATGGGTCAACCAGCATTCGAAGGTCGTCGTATGACACGCGAATACGTTGAAAAAGTTGGTCACAACTACGGTGGCAACACACAAAAACAACAAGGCGACTACGCCGGTGCTGCTAGCGGTGAAACACAAAGCCGTCCAGTAGAAGGTCGTAGCCCAGTAAGTTCTGGTAAAGGCAAACCTAACACAGGTGCTAATGCCAGCAACATCCTAGGCGATATGAGCACTACAGAAGGCCATAACACAGGTACTACACCTAACAAAGTAAACAAAGGTATTGCTAAAGACAGCGGCGAACAGTTTACTGGTAAAGATTGGGAAACCAACAGCGCCCCAGGCGGTAAAGCTGGTGTTAAAAACTTGAAGAAACAAGGTTCTGGATATCCAGGAAACAACAAGACCCCAGGTCCAGTTGGTTCCGGTAAAGGTGACAAAGCGGGTCAAACTAGCGATGCTAATGGATCCAAAGGTCAATTCCTTCCACAACATACAAAATAATTAGAGAACACGGATGAGCAAATTCTCCTACTTACGTGAACATCTAAGCTTCGACCAGGCTTCCATTGTTATGGAGTCTGACGACAAGGATGGCAAAAGTCTTTACCTAAAAGGTATTGCCATTCAAGGTGGTATCCGTAATGCCAATCAACGAGTCTATCCTGTAGATGAAATTGAACGTGCAGTTAATGCATTAAATGACCAAATTAAAAATGGTTATTCAGTGCTAGGAGAAGTTGATCATCCTGACGATCTAAAAGTAAATTTAGACCGTGTATCCCATATGATCACTCAAATGTGGATGGAAGGTCCAAATGGTTATGGTAAGATGAAAATTTTACCTACACCAATGGGAAACTTAGTACGTACTATGCTTGAAGCAGGTGTAAAACTTGGCGTAAGTTCTCGTGGTAGCGGCAATGTCAACGACATGAACGGCCATGTATCCGACTTCGAGATTATCACAGTAGACGTAGTTGCCCAACCAAGTGCTCCTGGAGCGTACCCTACACCAGTTTACGAACATTTAATGAATGCTCGTGGTGGTGCAAGAGCATTCCGTGTAGCACAAGAAGTAAAAGAAGATCCAAAGGCCCAGAAATATCTTCAAGAATCGCTCTTGAATATTATTAAAGGTCTAAAATAAGCCCGAGGAGAAATAAATGTTGGACGCATTCAAACAATTAGTAGA